ATCCGGCCAGTTTGGCCGAGACTTCCCAGTTTGCCCAAACCCCCCAAACCCCCCATTTTGCCTAGATTACCCATCTTGCCTATCTTACCAAAACCCCCTATTCTTCGTGAAATGCGGAGATTTCCTGTCCTGCCATATTCTGTAGTTCATAGAAAGCCCGCAAAGCCTCTACTCTATCTTTGCTTCCCGGCTTACCTACCTTATCAACCATGAGATCACTACCCCCTACAAGGCGGGGATCGACTTTCTCTTTCTTCATCTTGCCCATATTTCGCAAAGCCGTTTTATTAAACTTGATTACCTTTTCGCTACGGATTGGCCCGTATTCACCATCGGCTAGGCTAGGCTGATGAGGAACGGCGATTCCCAAAAAGCATGAACGAATCTGGCGTTCGGCATCGCGGATAATCTTAAACTTTTTCATTTTTTGTTTTCCTTGTTTCAAGAGTTCATGAACCGAATAGCATCTTGGGAAGTCTTAAAAACTCCCAACAGTTTACGCTTTCCGTTGGCTTCGGAATATACCTTATACTTGTTTCCGACTACGATCAAAACCTGAGTCATTTTCATTTTCTCTTTCTTATCTATCGACATTCTAGCGTCTAATCTTGAAGATGCAAGCGGAAAAACTTACGATTTTTTGTTTTCGTTTTTCGTTTTTTCTTGCATACGCTTCATTTCCTCATCTCTTTCCAGAGACTTCAAAAACTCTTGAACGTATCCGTCCCGATTGTCACGGGAATAATCATAACCATCATCGGAATATCTATAAGACTTTCTCATACTATCAACCTTTCATACTTTCAAAAAACTTACGAACCATTTCATCATTCTTTTTCATATCCTTATTCACAATCGGCATATTGTATGCAACTTGCCTATTGTTTTCATTCTTGATTCTCTTAATCGCATTTTTCATTGTCTTATTCATCATCTTAAACTCTCTCTTTCTTATGCTATATATAAGAGCAACTACCGTGCCAAACATAGATTATTTTTTTTTGCGTTTCGCTCGGGAAAAACGCTATGACATTTTTTGTGCTTAGATATTGAGCGTAGCATTTTGCAACACCCTGTAGCATTTTGCGTTAGTGATTTCCGCCGTGAAACTGAGGTAGTGTAGCATTTTGCAACGGATTGCCCATCTTAACATGCCTCTTTTTTAGGCGTGGAATATATTATTTTTTGGCACGGATTTTGCGTTGATATTCGCCCTAAGTCCTTATGTATCAAGGGTTTACGGCAAAAGCGGCCCGCCGGATTCGCCCTAAGTCCTTTGGTAGTAAGGGTTTAGGTCAAATCCTAGGGCAAACCGTGTGCCATTCGCGTTTGGCACGGGATTTGCTACGCGAAATACTGCTCTCCCCAAAAGTCCTCATCATACCCCTCTTCCTCATCTTCCTCATCTTCACCGGGAACACCGTAACCTACCAAAAATACCTCACCCTCTTCGTTTGCCATTTCTTCCCAGCCCTTGTAGATATCCTCTTCGTTGATTTCGCTCATATCGTATACAAAGTCGTTGGTCATTTTCTTTTTCCTTTTGAAGTGATGAAATGGATTCTACAGTATCTTATCGGCAGAGTCAAGAGCGATTCTTGAAATATTCGCGGATTCTTTTTTGGTCCCTATTATTCTCAAAAACCGTCACGATTTCGATATACATCATGTAACCCATAATCGCCAAAAATACCAAGCCAATCATTTTCTTTTCCTTTTCTCTTATATCGACATTATACCAGAAAATCTTTAGCCGTCAATAGTGTACAGATGTTTTTTTCAAGATATTTTTATGATAGCAAATACCATGCCAAAGATATTTTATTCCCTTAAACACCTCATCGATACGATGTCCTCATTAGCTGTAAGTCTATATACAGTAAGGGTTTACGTCAAATCCGGCCCGCCGCCCTCGCCCTAAGTCCTTATAGGATAAGGCTTTACGTTCAATCTTCTACAGTCATACAGATGTACAGTAGTCCAACGTACACGCATACGAATACTAGAATGGGCATTCTATTGTCTCCCTATTGTGGGGGGTGCTTACCGGTTTAGATTAGATAGTACGCTCTAGGCTGCGTGAATGAACACCCGTTCACTCTTGGTCTGATTCGTGATGGTTACGATCCAGTTGCGACCACTACCATCCTCACGCATGACAGCATTGATAAGGCCAGCATATACCCTACCCTTCGGGTCGATCACACTGGTATACTTACCAGCGATCATAGATGCGAAGATAGTGTTGAGGTTATTCTTACGGACAGCGTATGCAGTGCCAAACATTTTCTTTTTCTTTCTTAGGGTTGGATAACTGTGGATATTATATCTATCGTCTATCTATTTGTCAAGCGTTCATGAATCGTTCGGCCTCAGTCGAACTATTGAAAGAGCCTAGAAGCCTACGCTTACCATTGCCCATATCCTTGTATACCTTGTATTTCTTTCCTACTACGATCAGCACAAGCGTTGTCATTTTCTTTTCCTTTTCTTTCTTTCGCTCTATTATACTCATCGGCTTTCGCCGTGTCAAGCCTATAGAAAATATTTTTTCAGTTATTGGAAGCGGGAAGTCTACGAACGATATAAACCCTACATCCATCCTCACCATCCCACTTATCGAAAGCGGCAGTATTGGCCGCATCCTCACTAGTGAAAGGGCCGATGAAGTCTAGTTCACAATCCCAAGCGTCTACGATTTGTGCGAAGTATGTCATTTTCTTTCTCTCTCTTTCTTTCTCTCTATTATATCTATCGTCTTTTCCCGTGTCAAGCCTTAAGCAAAAAGATTTTCGGAAGTTTGAGTCATCATGTCAACGTACATGCTACGGTATCCAATACCCTCATTCCGCGAACTATCTTCAATCATGATTCGGATCATTTCACGACCCTTGACCATCTTCTTTTCTACAATGAAGCCCGTATAAGTCTTGCCATTGTAGGTTGTCTTGATTTCAGTGTTGATTGTCATTTTTCTTTCTCTCTTTCTTTCTTATGCTCTTATTATACCATACTTATCGGCCATGTCAAGTGGCAATCTAAAATATTTTTGAATATAATCTCATGCCAAAGCAAGAAATATTCTCTAGAGCAAATGCTGTGCCAAATATATTATTCTCTTAAACAGAACATCGTGTCGATCATGTCATTAGTCGTAAGTCTATACCCCATAAGGGTTTACGTCAAAAATGGCGGGGGATATGCGTCGTAACCCTATACCCCACAAGCACTTACGTCAACTACCACATTGATACGATCTGCTCTTTGTTAAGATGGGGGATATGGGGGGGGTTTTACTTTATATACTTTCCACAGCAGAATATGCGAAAAAGCGAGGGGTGGTTATTCCACAATTCACAAAATATTATCTAATGTACTACCCAATCCTTTCCCATCGCCCCACTTGATTCTCTCGACACTGCCAATTTATCGCTTTAGCGTGTATAACATAGTATAGGAGATTTTTATGAAGAAAAAAGAAACAATCGAAACGCAATTGGATTGCAAAGCAACAGCTCTGCTCCAAGAATCAGTTGCTAATGACCTAAAAGAAAAGGACCGCTCCCTAGCTTCATTGCTTAACGACGAAGCCGAAGGCAAGGACGATAATGAAACAGACCCATGCGATTGAAATAATTAAAAATTCAGATTCCCCCAATGATTTAGATCTTATTCTATGTGGAATAGAAGGTATAGATAAGGCCAATCATTCCCTAGCATCTGCCCTATATTATGAACATATAGGTCCGCAGAACTCTATTAAAAATATTTGTGGGTTGGGTGAAGAAAATAAATTCTTTTACTCTATTAATTCTTTCCTTGAAAATAAATTAATAAAATATGAATTTGGCACTGGATATGCCTACGAGCAAAACGATTTAATTAAATTTCATAGATACTTGCCGGTATTATGGGGAAAAGATAGTTTTGAATCTAGGCACTTTTATAATGGTAGACCATCATCATATGTTTGCGTTCCCGGTGCTGTAAACATACTTCACTCTTATTCCCCAGAAAGTTATTTGCAATTATTCTTTGATAAAAATTGTGTCATTGTCTCAAAAGATAAATTTTCTCCACAGTCACTACAAATAAAAAATAACTCAGTCTTAGGAAGATTAGATGATGACGTTTGTAGTATACCTATTGATAGTCTAAACATTACGGTAAATTCTAATAAGCAAGAAATTAAAAATTCTATGTACTATAATGCAGATAAGGATGTAGTTCAATTTTATGATGGAATTAAATGGAGATCTTTAAAGTGGGCAGAAGACGAAAAAGCGGAATGAAGATTCCAAAACACATGTCTGAACAAGAAGTTATAGATCAAATTAACATTGTCGTTAATAGGATATCGGCCCGCTATACTTTTCATGGATATGAAGTTGAAGATATAAAACAAGAAGCTTTTATGATATGTATGGATGCCTTAGAACGATATGATCAAAATCGCCCATTAGAAAATTTTCTTTCTGTACATCTATCAAATAGGTTAAAAAATTTCGTCAGAGACAATTTTTACATTAAGGGTGAAGAAGAAAAGAAAAAAATACTCAAGCCTAGCAGTTTAACTAGCGAAGAATTTTTACACATGGAAGACAGTACTTGTGATAATCATATTGATGCTAAGGCTCTTAAACAAATAGTAGATATTAAACTTCCATCAGAATATCGCGCAGACTATCTTAAAATAATTAATGACGTTTATGTTCCAAAGAAAAGAAGAGAAGAAATCATATCGATAATCAAGGAGTTGATTGATGAAGAAGGGTAGAATCTCTAAAGACGAGGAACGTATTATCGGAAGGCTAATTAATAGTCTTACCGTAGAAGACATTGCCAAGCAACTCGACCGCGATGTTGAGTCTATTGATAACTTCGTTAAAAGGAAGTTCAAGGTTGGATTATCAAACGAAGAAGCCGCTGCCTACTCACTAGAAGACCGCCCTTACTGGATTGAATTAGAGAACCAGTTTACACATTCAGAACTAGAGCTTTTTAAGTACCACTGGTCGCGCATAATTTCGCAGTTCAAGGACGATGTATTTCCAACAGAAGAACTACAGGTAGTTGATGTTATAAAACTAGAAATACTCATGAACCGCTGCTTAAAGAGTAATAAGGATAATCTTAATGAGATGACCACTCTAGAAAAAATGTTATCAGATGAGCGCGCCGTTGATAAGGATCAGCGTGACCATGACTACGTTTTAAATCTAGAGCGTCAACTTGCATCCCTACGAGCCTCCCAAGAGGCTCTTAATCGTGACTATAGAGAACTTCAGAGCAAAAAAGCTAGCATGTTACGAGAAATGAAGGGAACCAGAGAGCAGAGAATCAAACGACTTGAAGATAGTAAGCAGAGCTTTACTTCTTGGGTAGCTCACCTTATGCAAGATCCAGAAACTCTTAAGCGTTATGGTATTGAAATGGAAAAGATGAGATTGGCAATGCTTAAAGAGAAAGAGCGACTTAGTTCATTCCATAAATATGAAGACGGGCAGATTGATCAACCATTCCTTACTCCAGATACGGCCATAGAATGAAATCTATATCTTGTAAATGTATTACATACGGTCGTGTAGATACTCTTGAAGAGGCTTTATATTCTTTTTTAATACAGGAATATCAAGGCGACTCTGAATTAGTTATAGTAAATGACTATCCACTGCAAAAGCTACATTTTGATCATCCTAGAGTAAAAATATTCAATCTAGATACTACGTTTGAGACAATAGGTGATAAAGAAAATTTTGCTATAGAAAATTGTTCGTATGATACTATCGCCGTATGGGATGATGATGATATAGCAATGCCCAATCATCTTAATAATATAGATAAGTATTTCACTGACGAAATGGACTTACTACAGTGGCACCGTGGAGTATTCTTTAATAGCAAGCAGATTACTTCTATTTGCGGTTTAGGTAATTCTGGTATAGTCTATAGTAAAAAAATATGGAAGCAACTAGGCGGTCACGCCAGAGAAAATGCTGGATATGATATGACTTTTGTTATGAAGATCAAAAGTATGTCGCGTAACGTGATTGCTGCTGATCCTCCAGATAATGAGGTAAGTTGGTTTTATTATTGGGCAAACAGAAGCTATCATATGAGTGGTGCTGGTACAGATACTAGTGATCGCCCAAATGTTATACAAAGACATTCCGAACATATAGAAAGACTTAGGCAGGAAAATAAAATTCCAACTGGCGATGTCTATCTAAATCCCAAGTGGGCTATTGATTATAAACAGCTGTTAAAGGATTACAATGATAAACGCATTTATAGTTAATAGAAATTTGTTAACTACACTAAAAAATACTGTTAATTTTCTTTCTAAAAGACAAGAGATCAACATTATTGTACTAGATCAAGGCTCAACATTTGAACCGACATTGCAGTATTACAAAGAAAATCCATATTTAACCATAGTAGAGTTTCCACATAACGAGGGTCCGCATTCTGTTTGGAGTTCAAAAGCTAGGCCGTACCACAATGCTGAATCATTTATATTGTGTGATTCTGACTGTACATATGATAATATACCAGACGATTGGCTTGATAAAATGATTTACACTTTAGGCAAGACCGATAGATGCAAGGTTGGATTCTCTATAGAGATAAACGATTTACCAGAAACTGGTATCGGCATTAGAGCTAAATATCATGAAACGCCTTACTGGAATAATCCTACTGAATTAGGATATATTAATGAAATAGATACCACTTTTGCCTTATACAAACCTAGAAGCGGTTTTGCTTATGATGGCATAAGATTACCACGACCATATACTATGCGTCACGAATTATGGTACTTGGATCACCAAACTTTAAATGAAGAGTGGAAATTCTATATCGACAACGTAAAATATATATCTACATGGGGATCAATGATAAAGGAAAAATTATGAAATCAATAATATTCGGCATTACAGGGCAAGATGGAAGCCATTTAGCAGATCTTCTACTAGACAAGGGATACGAAGTAATAGGGATTACTCGACGCTCAAGTATAGATAATACTAAAAGAATAAAACACATATTGAATCACTCTAGATTCAGTCTAGTCGAGGGTGACATAACCGATTCTAGTAGCGTTTTGAATATTCTTCGTAATAACGAACACGTAGATGAAGTCTACAACCTAGCCGCTCAGTCCCATGTCGGAACATCTTTCACTCAGCCTTCCCTGACTTGGGATATAACTGGCAAAGGGTGCTTAAATATATTACAGACTATGGTAGATTTAGAGATGTTTGGAAGTAGGTTTTATCAAGCCTCTTCAAGTGAGATGTTTGGTAGAGCTTACGATATCGACAGAGATGGCACTAAATATCAAGACGAAAATACTAGATTTTTACCTCAATCCCCATATGCTGTCGCAAAGTGCGCTTCTCACTATGCCGTTGGTTTATATCGTCAGGCTTATGGAATACATGGGAGTTGTGGCGTACTCTTTAATCACGAAGGTCCGAGGCGTGGAGATAACTTCGTTACTAAAAAGGTTGTAAATTGGGTAGTTTCTTTTATTGATTGGATCCATGATACCAATATTACAAGTACCGAATATCTACAGTCCTCAGACAATGATATTATATATAATGATATTACATTCCCTAAATTAATGCTAGGCAATTTAGACGCTTATAGAGATTGGGGATATGCTGGAGATTATGTAGAGGCTATGTGGCTAATGTTACAGCAAGATGAACCAGATGACTACGTTATATGTACAGAGAATACTTACTCTATTCGTGATTTATTAGATGTAGCTTTTGGATATTTTAGTATTTATGATTGGAGCAACTACGTTGGAATAGATGCTAAATTCTATAGACCGGCAGAGGTCGATTACTTAAGAGGCAGATCAACCAAAGCTAAAGTGAAACTGGGATGGACACCAAAATATGACTTAAATGGTCTTATTAAGCTAATGATAGAAGATAAAATAAATGAAAACCTACAGAATAATGCTAGACATATCAAATGTGTTTAGCAGAATAAAACACCTGTTTCTTAAATCATATAATAGTCCATTTCCAACTATTTTTATTAACGCCAAAGACCCAGATGATGCATGTTATATTGTTTTGTATGATTTACTTAAAATTCTTATTAAGCAAAATAGTTCTATAGAAATGAGAATAATTTGTAGAGAGATAAGACGCAAATCTAGAATAGATAAGATTTATCAGCTATGAAAAGAAATTATGACGATCCAGCTTATGCAGACTTTAGAAGGTCTGTATTAAAAAGAGATAAACGAAAATGCATGATGCCGGGATGTGGAAAAAAAGCTAACCTTCAAGTTCATCATATAAAAAAGTGGTCTAGAGCTAGCTCACTACGATATGACGTTTCAAATGGTATAACATTATGTAGAAAATGCCACGATTCCATAAAAGGTTATGAGCATCAATATGAATCATTATTTAGGACTATAGTAGATGACATATAAAGTCGCACCCCCATTTACCGTCATAAAAGACACTAGAGAACAGGACGGCTATTTTTTTAGCGAGTTCAATACTTGCGCCGGAATGATAGATCAAAAACTAGATACTGGTGATTATTCCATACTTGGAATGGAAGACAAAATATGTATAGAAAGAAAAGGTTGTGTTGAGGAACTAGCAGTTAATCTAGGACAAAAGAAACACGCATTCTTAGCTGAAGTAGAGCGAATGACTCCATTTCCTCATAAATTTATTGTCTTAGAATTTTCTTTAGAAGACCTAATAAAGTTCCCTGACGAAACAAGAATACCAGTTAAGAACAAGGCGTCTTTAAAGATTACTGGTAAATATATGTTAAAATGTTTATTTGAATTTCAGCTATACAACAATGTACAAATATTGTTTTGTGGTAATAAATATAACGCTTTTCTTGCAGTTAGTAGTATATTAAAAAGAGTAAATGAAATGTACACAATAGGGAGGAAGAAATGATGGAACCAGAACTATTGAAAGATTTTCATGACTATGGAGCTAATATTGCCACAAGGGAAATATTTCTCCACAATCATTACCACGCTGAAGACAATCAAAACCCCGGCGTTGAATATAGGATGTCTAATACCTTTATTAAGAACTTAAGGGCATTAGATATGAGAAGCAATGCAAACATAACTATTCATTGCCATAGTATTGGCGGTGAGTGGGCAGATGGTATGGCTATCTATGATGCTATACAGATGTGTAGATCATATGTTACTATTATTATCTACGGTCAAGCCGAGTCTATGAGTAGCATATTTATGCAGGCCGCAGATTACAGGTATATGACCCCGAATTCTCATTTTATGTCTCATTATGGCTCTGTTGATATTAATACTGATTATTTAAGTGCTATAAGCGAATCTGACTATCATAGAACTACTGCTGATACTATGTTTAATGTATATGCTGGCAGATGCGTAGAAGGCAAATTCTTCTATGAAAAGTTTGGCAAGAAGCCAAGTGTCAAGCAAGTTCGTCAGTACCTAATAAGAAAGCTAAAATCGGGAGATTGGTATTTAAATGCAGAGCAAGCTGTTTATTACGGTTTCGCTGATTCTATACTACGAAACTGGCATTTTACAGAATGAGCAAAGATAAATTAAAAATTATTGATGAAGCTTGGCTTGGATTAGATGTCATTGATACTGATATCTTTAATCCAATGTCAATTCTCAACCCATCCGATGATGATTTTCATTTAAAACTTTCTTGGTTAATGAGTAGACCAGAATATTTATCTTTTTTGTGTCATGAAATATTAAATATACAACTCTTACCATCTCAGTCGCTTATTATCAATGAATTATGGGTTAGAAAATTTCCAATGCTTGTTGGAAGTCGAGGTTTTGGAAAATCATTCCAGTTAGCATTATATGCTATTCTTCGTGGTATGCTACTACCAAAAAGAAAAATTGTGATCGTCGGTGCCGCATTCAGACAGTCTAAAGTATTATTTGAATATATGGAAACTATTTGGCGAAATTCTCCAATGCTAAGAGATATGTGTGATAGCAATAGCGGTCCAACAAGAGATGTTGACAGATGTACTATGAGAATAAATGAAAGTGTTATAACATGCTTGCCTCTTGGTGATGGTCAAAAGATCAGAGGTCAACGCGCCAATGATATTATTGCTGACGAATTTGCCTCTATTCCTAGAGATATATTTGAAAATGTTGTTGCGGGTTTTGCCGCAGTAAGCGCAGATCCAGTTCAGAATGTAAAAAGAATGTCTGCTAAGAAAAAAGCTGCTGAATTAGGCATAGAATTGGAAACTGAAGAAGACAATCCAGAAATCAAAGATAATCAAATTATATTATCTGGTACTGCTTATTATGATTTTAATCATTTTGCTACATATTGGAAAAAATGGAAAGCCATTATTAAAAGCCGTGGAAATATTGCTAAACTAACGGACGTATTTGGTGGAGAAAAACCACCAGAAACCTTTGATTGGCGACAATACTCTATAATAAGAATGCCATATGAACTTTTGCCACAGGGTTTTATGGATGCTGATCAAGTTGCTAGATCAAAGGCGACTGTACATGCTGGTATTTATCAAATGGAATATGGTGCCTGTTTTACAAGAGACAGTCAGGGCTTTTTCAAAAGATCACTAATAGAGTCATGTGTTGTCGGGAACAATGAACAGCCAATCAAAAATTCAAGAAATGATATTATTAAATTTGAAGCTACATTGATTGGAGATAAAAATAAACGATATGTATTTGGTGTCGATCCAGCGTCTGAAGTAGATAATTTTAGCATAGTTGTTTTAGAGATAAACGGTGATCATAGAAGAATAGTACATTGCTGGACCACCACCAGACAAGAACATAAAGAAAAGGTTAAAAAAGGATATGCCAATGAAAGTGATTTCTATGCATACTGCGCAAGAAAAATTAGAGATTTAATGAAACTTTTTCCATGCGTTCATATTTCTATGGATGCGCAGGGTGGCGGTATTGCAATTATGGAATCTTTGCATGATCAAGATAAAATAAGAGATGGGGAATTACCAATATGGCCTACTATAGATGATGATAAACCAAAGGATACAGATGGAGAGCGAGGCTTACATATACTTGAAATGTGTCAATTTGCAAAGTACGAATGGTTATCTGAAGCTAATCATGGCATGAGAAAAGACTTTGAAGACAAAGTGTTATTATTCCCATTTTTTGACTCTATAACTCTTGGTCTTTCTAACTCTGAAGATGGTCTTAAAAGTAGAATGTATGATACTCTTGAAGAATGCGTCATGGATATTGAGGAGCTTAAAGATGAATTGTCTATGATACAAATGACGCAAACAAATAGTGGCAGAGACAGGTGGGATACTCCAGAGGTTATAGTGGGAACTGGCAAAAAAAGTAAAATGAGAAAAGATAGATACTCTGCTCTTTTAATGGCTAACATGGCTAGCAGAACAATGCAGCGAACTCCTACGCCAGAAGAATACCAATTTTATGGAGGTTTTGCAACTGGCGGTCATATTTCAGAAAAATCCGATGACAAGCTATATATTGGCCCAAGTTGGTTCTCTGATTATATGAAAGATGTGTATTAAAAAATAGCAATCCAATTACATTCCAATTAAAGGAAAAATATGAGCGACGAAATGATAACATGGTCTGATGATGATTTTTCTAGTAAATCAAATGCTATGGAAAAATTATCAGACAATATTGACGCATATTCTGGATTGAACAAGTCTACTTCCTCAAGTGCATACCGTACTTTTATTGATATCGAACCAAACAGATCAGTCAGGCCGGGGTTTAATAAATTAGATTATTATGCATTTAGAGAAACTGAGTCAGTACCAAATCAACAACGTCGCATAATTAAAATGTGCATGGATGCTTACGACAAGGTTGGCATTATTAGAAATATTATTGATTTGATGGGAGACTTTGGAAGTCAAGGTATCAACATAGTACATCCAAATAAAACCGTAGAAAAGTTTTATCAACAGTGGTTTAAGAGCGTTAATGGTAAAGAAAGATCCGAAAGATTCTTAAATAATCTATATAAAACTGGTAATGTAATACTTTACCGTAGCTATGCTAATGTAACTCCAGATCTTGAAAAATATATGAAATCTCTTGCTAAAGATATTAGAGTAGAGATTCCCAATATGAAGCAAAACATGATACCTTGGAGATATAATTTCTTTAGTCCGCTCACAGTTGAAATGAAAGAGGGTAAGCTTGCTCTATTTATGGGAATATCTAATTACACATTAAGTGCTGGAACTTTTCTAGATACATTTTCTGGCGGTACTATTCCAAATGATGTATTAGATAGTCTTCCGGTAGATGTAAAAAGAGCATTGATAAACAAAGATAAAAGAATTCCTCTTGACTCTGAGAGATTATCTGTCTTTCATTATAAGAAAGACGATTGGCAAGTATGGGCAAACCCTATGATTTATGCCATTCTAGATGATATTATAATGTTAGAAAAAATGAGATTAGCAGATATGTCAGCTTTAGACGGAGCCATTTCTAATATTAGATTATGGACTCTGGGAAATCTTGAGCATAAAATTTTACCAAATAAAACAGCAATTAACAAATTACGAGATATACTTGCCAGTAATGTTGGCGGCGGCACAATGGAATTAGTTTGGGGGCCAGAACTAAGCTTTAAAGAGTCTAGTAGTGAAGTATACAAATTCCTTGGTTCTGAAAAATATACTTCTGTACTTAACAGTATTTATGCTGGACTTGGTGTTCCGCCAACGTTAACTGGTATGGCTACTAATGGTGGTGGTTTTACTAATAACTTTATTTCTCTGAAAACACTTCTTGAAAGACTACAATACGGTCGTGATCAGCTAATGAAATTTTGGGAAAAAGAAATAGAATTAGTCAGACAAGCTATGGGTTTTAGATATAAAGCTTATATTCAATTTGATCAGATGACATTATCTGACGAAGCAGCAGAAAAAGCACTTCTAATTCAACTAGCTGACAGAGATATCATCAGTCAAGAAACTATACTTGAGAGATTTAAAGAAATTCCTCAGATTGAAAAGATTAGACTCCAGAGAGAATTTGAAGATAGACAAGCAAATGATACACCAGATAAAGCTGGGCCATTCCATAACGCAAATCATAAAATGGATCTTGAAAAGATCGCACTACAGGGTGGAAAAGTTATTCCACAAGATGTTGGTTTGAAGACTAGCGTTCCCAAAGATATGTTATTACCTCAACCAAAGACACCATCTGGAACAGGTATTCCAAATGCTCCAAAACCTAGCAATCTCAATGGTAGACCGCCAGCAACAAAAGACACTGGACCAAGAAAGCAAAGAACAGAAAAACCTAGAACTAAACCCGGAGTTGCAGAATTTGTTTACTGGGCTGAATCATCTTGGAAAGAAATATCAGATGTGTTGACTGATGCCTATTTAAATTCAAAATCTAAGAAAAATTTACGTCAATTAACTAAATCAGAAGTCTTAGAACTTGAAAAACTTAAAATAGACGTTTTAGCAAATGCTGAATTGATGTCAGAAATAAATGCTAACTCTGTCAGAGATATTTTACTTTCTAAAAAAGTTGCATCAAAAACTTTTGTATCCGCATTAGAAGAACATGGAATTAATCCAGAATCAATGAATATTGATAAGTATCGCATGAGGGTAATCAGTTTATATATTCAAACCACATTAGAGGAAATAGAATAAAATGCCCGCAGCAGAATATAACTTTCCAATAGAGCAAGGTTCTTCATTTACTATCTCTTTTACTTATAAGGATAGTACAAACACCGTAGTAAATATTTCTAACTGGTGTGCTAGAATCATAATGACAACCAGCGATAATCAGACAATAACATATAGCTCCGGTACTACAAGTTCTAATTATAAGATGAGCTTGGATGGGCCAAATGGTAAGATTACACTTCTTCTCCCTGCAATTACTACAAACAACTTTACATTTAAAACTGCTAAATATGATCTGGAGCTTGAGTCAGACGATGTTCTTTATTCTGGTGGAGGAAATTACACCAATAGAATTCTATATGGCGTGATAACAATAGTTAAACGCAGTAGTCATAATTCTACTATATTGGACTGCTAAATGAGCGACTACATTATAGAGATTAGCGGAAATCAACCATACTATGTTGAAGTTGATAATAGCAATTTACAAGAGATAGTAAATTTAACAATTACTAGAGACAATGATGTTAATGTAGATGTATCAACATCTAATACATTTATCACCTTTGAGATGGCAAGTGGCTATCCAATAGAAGCTACATCTGGAGATTTACCATATACAAGAGTTAGTGATCTTTCAACATATATACAATCATTTATTCCTCAACAATCTGCCATTTCTATAAATGGAGGTACTCCATAATGCCTCGCGGAAATTTAGTACAAATTAGAAGAGGAACAAAATCACAATGGGTTTCAGCAAATCCTATCCTAGAAAACGGCGAGATGGGATTTGAAACAGACACCGGAAGGCTTAAAATTGGTGATGGATCTTATAGATGGAATAATTTAAACTATATTGGCACATCAGAAAATTTAATCAAAGTTTACAACAATACCGGATTTTCTATACAAAAGGGGCAGGCCGTATATTTTACTGGTTATGATACAGAATATAGTACGCCATTAGTAAGTCCATATATTGCCAATGGCACTATATCTGAACAGCTATATGCAGGATTAATGTTAGAATACGCTTCTGATGGAGATTATGGATTTATCGTAAATTTTGGAAGTATCTATAATCTTAATACTAGTGGAGCAATTTCTAATATATCAGACGGCAATGAGTCTTGGTCTAATGGCGATGTTTTATACGTACACCCATTTGATTATGGCAAACTTACAAAGATTAAACCAAATAAAAATATTATACTAGTAGGTATTATATCTAGTGCCAATCCTGTTAATGGAGTAATTTTAGCCAGATCTTTTATAAATCCAAGGCTTAGTCAATTAAATGAAATATACTTTAACAATTTAAACGATTCTGATTTACTTAAATACGATTCCCCAAATACCAGATGGTCAAATTATAATGATCTCGACGGCGGCATCGTATAAGTGTATAAAATACTGAATATCCACACACCAATAAGGGGAAACCATGGCTAATACAATTAAAATCAAAAGAAGACCAGCTAGCGGTGCCGCTGGAAAACCATCATCTTTATTGAACGGTGAGTTAGCCTTTAATGAAAATGATAATATTCTTTATTATGGTCATGGTAGCGGTGTAGGCGGCGCAGCTTCTACTATTGAGCAAATAGGTGGTAGTGGATATTTTGCTCATCGTAGTGGAATTAATGCAAGCGGTTTGTGGCCTATTAGTGTTACTGGTAATGCCGGAAGTGTTACTGATGGGGTCTACACTACAGGTACACAAACTATAACTGGAAGTAAAACATTCACAGGCATTACTTATATTGGAAAAAGTGGTGTAGCGGAAGGTAATATAGTACTAAAAAATCAATTTGGAGTTTCCTCTGCTGATTGGTCACCAGCATATGGGTTAGTTTTACTAAATGACGGTTTGGCCAATAATGGAACTAATCCAATCACAATACAGTCTGCTATTGGCACTGAATATTTTAGTGTAAATCAGTCTGGTGCAGTTGCGTTACGAGCAATAAACACATCATCTAACAATGTTGGCTACTTTGCCGTATTCGATAGTAATCCAGCCTCTTCTACTCAAACTCTTAAATCAGTAAGTAAGAGTGATGTTCTTGATGATATTGGCGGCGCATCTAGCGGTATAGACATGACTGCTGGAAGCGGACTAGTTGGTGGTGGAAATCTAACTGCTAGTAGAACTTTTAATGTTGGTCAGGGAGATGGCATAACTGTTAGTGCAGATGCTATTGCTGTAGATAGTACTGTTGTGAGAACAACAGGAACCCAAAGTATTGGTGGAGATAAAACATTTGGAGACGGTCTAACAGTCGGCAATAATGTTGGTAATTTTTTAGCAGGCACAAGTGGTGTTAGATTTACACATTCTCAAATTAATTTTCAAATTGATGCTGGTAATCTTAACCCAGGATTTGATGGTGATGCTTTGAGGCTTGATATTGATAGCGAAAATGGTACTGGATATGTTACCACATTAAAAAGTAATGCCCCCGTTCAAAATATTACAGTAAGATTGCCAGACACTAGCGGTACTTTAGCTTTAGATAAAAGAAATATGATTGCTGGAAGTGGATTAGTTGGAGGAGGGGATCTTAGTGCTGATAGAACATTTAATATTGGTCAGGGAGATGGCATAAGCGTTACCGATAACGCTATTGCTGTTGATAGTACTGTAGTAAGAACAACGGGAACTCAAAGCATAAACGGTGCAAAAAGTTTTCTTGACTCATCAAATAATTATAATATATTCAGTACAGTCAATGATAAATTTTATGTTAAAGCTCCAAATGTAAATGATACAACTTATTATTTTGTTGGGCTTGATGGTGGAGGCTCTCCCCCAGATTCTAATTCTGCTGACAGATCTCTAGTTTCACGATCAACATCTCAAGTTAAAACTGATCTTAGTTTGAACAATGTTACCAACGATGCACAAATTAAAAAACTAGCATCAACATCTGGTGGGTATGTACCAACATGGAATGGCACAACCGGAGATGCTCTTAACATCGGATATAGCGTTGAAACAACATTAACTGGTGGAACTGGGGCATTACCAAGAGCAGATGCTGTTAAAACTTATGTTGATAATATGATTGGTAGTGGCATTGCCACCAATGATGCTATGATTTTCAAGGGAACAATAGACTGTTCAACTAATCCTAACTATCCGGCGGCCGATAGAGGTTGGGTATATAAAATTAGTGTTGCTGGTAGAATTGGTGGGGCTTCTGGTCCAGTAGTAGAAGTTAATGATACGATAATTTGTTCATCAGATGGAACACCTTCTGGTACTCATGGTGGATCTTTTATTGGAGGAACAATAGGAGACTATTGGAATATTTTACAAACTAATATTGTTGACTCTAGCATTCTTGTTACTGGTCCAACTAGTGCTACTAGTGGTAATTTTGCCATGTTTGATGGAACAACCGGTAAGATAATTAAAGATAGTTCTTTAAGCTCTAGCAGTTTTGCTACTGCTGGTCACGTTCATGGAAATATAACAAATGCTGGTGCTATTGGCTCAACAGCCAACTTGCCAATTATAACAACAACTGCTGGAGCATTAACAACAGGAAGCTTTGGATCAACAGCTAATACTTTCTGTCAAGGTAATGATAGCAGACTGAGTGATACCAGAAATACCACGAATTCTATCACCGTTAATAATGGTGGTGATGGTGATAGTTCTAGTTTCACATTTAATGGAAGTGCGGCTAGAACAATTTCCTATAATAGTGTTGGCGCACCATCAATAAGTGGAGCTAATGCTACTGGTACTTGGAACATTTCGGTCACAGGCAACGCCGGATTTGTTACAAGTGGTATTTATACATATGGCTCTTACGCAGATCCATCATGGATAACCAGTTTAGCTAAGTCTAAGGTAGGACTAAGCAATGTAGAAAACACCGCTCTTAGCACTTGGACAGGCAGTACCAATCTTGCCATTTTAGGAACCGTTGCAACCGGAACATGGAGTGCCACAACTATCGCTGTTGACAAGGGCGGTACTGGTCAAACTTCTTATACCAACGGTCAGCTGTTAATTGGTAATACTACTGGTAATACATTAAGTAAAGCTACTTTGACAGAAGGCACAGGAATTGATATTACCAATGGTAATGGAAGCATTACTATTACTCACGAAGATACATCTACATTAACTGGCGCACAGGGTAGCAATGGTATCGCTAGCATCACTGTAGATGGACTAGGACACGTTACTGCTGTTACTACAGCAACATATTTAACAGTAGGAACAGTTTGTGCTGCAATTGTTGATTGCACACTAGACGGTGGATCATTTTAACTTGACGTTATAAAGGACTGAAATG